CTAATCTCATTAATGCCTTGGCGTAGTTACCTGAACCGTCAGCGAATGATACTACTGTTTTTTTCATTTAATATTGTTTGTTTGCAGTTTGAAAATCGTAATGATACATATTTAAAAGAATCTTATGCTCTGTTTTTAAAAATCTTGATAAAGAATCACTGTATGCCTTATCTTCTGCCAAAGATTTATCAGGGAACCCCGCTTGCAATGCTAAATCTCTTTTAACCGCTGTAATATGGTTAGTTTTTCTAAGATAAACACTCCTACCTCTTTCAATTATAGTGATATTGTCGTAATCCTTTGAAATTCTCCAATCAATACGGTTAACTCCATTGGTTGTTATATACCCATTGATAGCCATGCAATCAGCACCAGTTTCGCATCCTTTTAGCATTTCAGAAACATAATATTCAGGCACAGTATCGTCATCGTCAATAAAAACTATGTATTTTCCTATTGACATTTCTAATAACTTTTGCCTTTTTGCGCCTGTCGACATTTGCTTATTGTCAACTAAAGAAATTATTTCTACATCACTAGTTTTTTGAGACTCTAAATTTTTAATCAGTTTATTTAACTGAGATGCTCGAATCTCTAAAGAAGGTATTAGAATTGATAATTTCACAGCGGGAAATTTAATGATTTACGTTTTGAGTACACCTCTTTACCCTGGTTCCAATTTGCAGCACTACGTATATACGTCTCATCGTTTAATGCCTTACCATTTGCAGGATGATGATGCTCAAACCTTAAATAAGGGACTTTTAATAACCAATCATTATTATTGCATGTCCAAAAAAGGTCTTCATCTACAAACATAGATTTATATTCTGGATGCCAAAAATAACCTAATTTATTATATAAATGTTTAGTAATTATTGGTATTGTAAGAACCGCTACATCAAACCTTTGCAAGCAGTCATCAACTTTAATGCAACAAGGCTCATTAATCTTATCTCCAAAAGCATCAACTATTAATTCATCCCAATTATCAGGACAATTAAAATCATCGGAAAGGTAAACTAAAATATCGCCAATTGCTTTTTTGCAAGCTATATTAGTAGCATCTACTACTGATTTATTGTCATTTATTTCAATAGTACCAAATAAAAACTTATAATTTTTTAATTCAATGTCATCGAAATCAACAGATAGTATGTGCTCAATAGTATGACTGCACGAAGATTTAAGCATCCAGTCAGAATACGTTTTAAATGCCTTTTTAGCTCTACCTCTAGACGGGTGTATTAAACTAATAATCATTTTACATATTAAAGTATGTTGCAATACGTTTAAGTATCGGTAAATGCAATTTAGGAATATCTTCTAAATTATTGTCCGAACGTTTTATTGCATCGGCAATTTCAACATCAGATAATAATAACACAACGGTGTTACCGTTATCAAACTCTACATAAACCGCATTGTAAGATAATGCTGAACCAAACTTTCTTTTATGGTTTGATACTTTTTTAAGTTGACCTAATTTTATTTTCATGGTTTTTTAATTTCTCCCAAAATAATATTTATTCCTGCCATAATTCTGCGATGTGCAGTAGAGCATCTAAATGATTGAACATTTTTATAGCCCAAAGCCTCTGCTATCACAATTTGATTTAATCGGTATTTTTTTACGTGCTCGTATATCATATACAGATTACAAATATACAAAATAATAAGCAATTACTAACTTATTCCATATATTATGCAAATATTTTTACTAATTAACATATAATCAAACGCAAATATTTTACTTTTGAAGTAATCAAATATAAATAAAATGGAAATTTCAAAAGAAACACCTAAAGAAGTTATCGGTCAATTAACCGAGCAGGAATTAACTCAATTGCAAAATTCAAACAACGAAAGAATAAGAATAAAAATTCATATCGGCGATTTAGAATTACAAAAACAAAGCACTATAAAGCGTTATGATGAATTAGTTTACGAATCAAAAGTATTTGAGCAGAAAATTATAAAAAAGCACGGAGAAAATGCCGTTGTAAATATCCAAACAGGCGAAGTAACAAGTGGAAATTAGAAAATTAACTATTGGTCCAGATTATAAGGATGGAATGCACTATTCAGTAGGGCAAGAAATCCTTGGAGGAAGCAATAAGATTCACTTAATAAAAAGAGAAGCTGAAACGCTATCGGTAGAGATATGGATTATAAATAAACTAAGCGAAGTTGTACTATGGAAAGAATTTACATACTCGGTGCCCAAATCAATAGAATTTAACATTGACTTTTAAACATGAGAAGTCCTGATAATTTTATAGTAAAGCCAATTGGAGGAAAACGCTACGATAATACTACAAATATTGCAGGTGTAGAATTAATAACAAGCGTATCTGAGGAAGACCACCTGGCATCTAATAGATTTGCCAAAGTAATAGAATTGCCTATTGGATATAAGGGTGATATTGAAATAGGAGCAACATTGATAGTCCACCATAACGTAATGAAGTTTTATAATGACATGTACGGTCAACGCAAAAACTCAGGTTCATTTTTAAAAGATGATTTATTTATTGTTAATGAAGAACAGTTTTTTGGATACAACAACGGGAATAAATGGGAGACTCAAGGCAGGTATTGTTTTGTAAAACCCATTCCGGTAATAGATAATTTAAGCATTAAAAAACACATTGACGAAGAACCGTTAATTGGCGTAATAAAATACAGTAATGAATACCTAGAGTCCAAGGGGGTGGTTGCTGGAGATAAGGTTTGCTTTAAGCCTGAATCGGAGTATCCTTTTATAATTGACGGAGAGAAACTTTATCGAATGTTTGACCACGCTATTGTAATTAAATTATGAAAAGCACAGAAGAGTACAAGCAGTTAATCATTGATGCAGGAAGAAAAGGCGTAGAAGAGCTAATCAAGGTAATTGAAGAGCCGATTATAACAAATACTGAAGATGATGTTAGCTCAGATAGATTAAAAAATGCGGCTCAATGTAAAAAAATAGCCGTGTTTGATGCTTTTGATATACTTACCAGGATAGACGCAGAACAACTTAGTTTAACAGAAGGAACATTATCACATTCATCACAGGGATTTGCAGAACGTAATTCAAAAGGAAGATAATATATTTTCAGTTTTACCCGATTATATAGATAAGAGCATTATACAAAGACGTAATGCTACAAAGTCATGGAAATACGGATACGATGAAAAATACGATGTTGTAATAATTTCTAAAAATGGTGAAATAGGCGAAATTTACAAAATACAAAACTTAATAATAGCTCTACCAAAAGAACCTAAAGAAATTTATTCACGAAGTAAAAAAAGAGAAGACCAATATTGGGAAAGGGAGATACCTCCACCTGAATTAAGTAGAATAAAATCAATGAGCCAATGGAACGATGCTCCTGCGGCATTTAAAAATAATTGGTTGCCGTACATTGACCAACAATTTGATTGTAGAGAGCACGGGTTTTGGTTTAAAAATAATGGAGTTTCTACTTATCTAACAGGACAACATTGGTTTTATTTACAGGTTGCAAGCATTGATGTTGGTTATCCTGATTTTCGTGAAGCCAACAGAATAAAATACATACACTGGGAGGCATGTAAGGCAGACGATAGGTCTTTTGGGCAAATTTATACTAAGATTAGAAGGTCGGGGCACTCGTTTGAAGCATCATCTGATGCGGTAGAAACAGGAACGTTGGCAAACAATGCCCGTATAGGATTACTTTCAACAACCGGGGCAGATGCAAAAAAAATGTTTACTGACAAGGTTGTCCCAATCAATAATAAATTGCCATTCTATTTTAAACCTATTATGGACGGTATGGATAAACCTAAAACAGAATTATCCTATAAAGTACCTGCAAGTAAAATAACTAAAAACAACATGTACTCGGCAGGTAATGTCGGAACAGAAGGACTTGATACTACAATAGATTGGAAAAGTACAGATGATAACTCGTATGACGGTGAAAAGTTAATATTTTTATCTATAGACGAAGCAGGTAAATTCTTAAAACCAATTAGTCTTTTAGGGTTATGGCGTGTACATAAAACGTGTTTGCGATTAGGAAGCAGAATAATTGGCAAATGCAAAATGGGTTCTACTGTAAACGCACGCAAAAAGGGGGGAGAAGAGTTTAAAGAGATGTATGAAGATTCCGATGTGCTTAATAGAAATGCCAACGGACAAACTAAATCAGGATTATATTCTTTATTTATTCCTATGGAGTGGAATATGGAAGGGTTTATTGATAAATATGGTATGCCTGTTCTTAGAAAACCACATGTTCCCGTAATGGGAATAGATGGAAAACTAATTAAAAATGGAGCAATAGACTATTGGGAAGCGGAAGTAGATTCATTAAAAAGCGACTCAGATGCTTTAAATGAATTTTACAGACAGTTTCCAAGAAGTATTTCTCATGCTTTTAGGGATAAAAGTGAGGCTTCATTATTTAATTTAACTAAAATTTATCAACAGATTGATTATAACGATTCAATAATAATAGACCATCATGTTACAAGAGGATCGTTTACATGGAAAGATGGTATTAAGGATACAACAGTAATTTGGTCTCCCGATATTAGGGGTAGATTTTTGGTAGGGTGGTTGCCGCCAAAACATTTACAAAATAGAGTAATAAGAAAAGGCGATAAGTGTATGCCTTGCAATGAACACCTAGGAACATTTGGGTGTGACCCTTATGATATATCAGCAGTAGTTGGTGGTAGAGGCTCTAATGGTTCACTACACGGTATGACTAAGTTCCATATGGACGAAGCACCTATAAATGAGTTTTTCCTTGAGTATATAGCAAGACCACAAACAGCAGAAATATTTTTTGAAGATGTACTTATGGCGTGTGTTTTTTACGGTATGCCCATACTTTCAGAAAACAACAAACCAAGGCTGCTTTATCACTTTAAAAATAGAGGGTATCGTGCATTTAGTATGAATAGACCCGATAAGAAATTTGCTAAACTATCAGCAACAGAAAGAGAGCTCGGAGGTATACCGAACTCGTCTGAAGATATTAAACAAGCTCACGCAAGCGCAATAGAAACCTACATAGAAAAACATATTGGATTTGATATGTCTGGAACATACAGAAGTAG